ATGGTTGACGGCATTCAGATGTTAAGTCAGGGACTGGCCGCGCTCGCCGGGTTATTTGGCGGGCTAAGCGTCTCGTTTTTCTGGCAACCAAAAAAATTGCATCAGCACGGTCGGCTGGCGGCAGGGGTGATCATCGGGGCTATAAGCGTCAGCACGACCTTCACGCTGGGCGGCTTTATTGCGCGCTGGCTGGGGATGAACTTCAAAGATAGCGATATTGCGATGGGCATTGGCTATTTTGTCGGCGCGATCAGCGTCGGGATGATTGCCTGGCTGGCGAATTTTTTTAACCGTCGGGAAGGGCACGATATTTTACAGGTTGCCGGCGAGCTAAAACGCGTCGCCCGTGGCGTAAAAGCCACCCCATCGCGCCGCCGCGCGCCACGACGCCCTAAATCGGGAGATCCATCATGACGTTGAAACTCATTTTCTGGGCGGCCACGCTGGTGGATGGGGCGATTGCGGTGATTATTTTTGTCAGCGCCCTCAGCTCCCGTATGCCCAATATCCCTGTGTGGTATCGCATTGGATTATTAATTACTGCGTTAGGATTTACCGTTCAGGGGTTTCTCAATCTTCCCTATTTGCTGTTCAATGTCATGTTAATGGCGCAAGAACTGCCGTTCTGGATATTAAAAGATGTCGGTGTCGGCGTGATTGCTATTTATTATTTCTGCCACACGATGCGTAAAGATGAGAAGCCGAAAAAAACACCAGTACGTAAAAAAACGTCGGCGGTTAAAAAAGCGACATCTTCCAGAGCACCCCGCAAGACAACGTCTGCCAAATAAGAGTCACAGTGCATCTGCGCTGCTGTAAATGCTGATGTTAAATATCTCTGGCAGGAGCATTATGCACGGGCATAGTGCTCCTGTATTTGCTCAGGGGAAAATGTAGCAACAATTAACTGTTAATAAAAATTCAGGCTGGGCTATTCGTCCGAATACATCATCGCGGCTTGAGTGCGGTTATTCACATTCAGACGGCGGAAAATAGATTCCAGATGCGCTTTCACTGTACCGGCGCTGATATTTAACTGGCGGCTGATTTGCTTGTTGGATTCCCCGGCAGCCAGCAGCTTGAGGATTTCACGCTGACGCTCGCTGAGCCGCGCAATCGCGCCGTGTCCGCCATCCAGCAGCGTGATGCTTTCCTGCGGGAAGCAGAGCATTCCCAGCGACGCGGTACGCAGCGTCTGCGCGATGGTTTCCGGCGGAGAATCACGCCTGACAAACGCAATCGCATGGTGATGCAGAAACTGCCTGAGTAATGTCGGCTGGCATTTATTCATCAGCATCACCACCGGAATAGTGGGGTGGTGCAATGCCAGCGTATCGAGTAATTCAAGACTCTCTGTTTTATTTCCGTCACCATCCAGCAGAATTAACGATGCGGGAAATTCATTTAGTGTTTCATTAATTTCATTCTGATTATTCAGACCTCGAATCTTCACATTTGGGATAAAGTGCGAAAGTACTGATGCCATTCCTTCAATAAATATCGACTGCTTGTCAATCATGAGTACATGCATGCGTCATCTCCACGTAATAGCGTTCGTCAATGAGCCTGGTAATCATCAGAGTATTAAATGAAATGAAAAAAATGAAACAGGCTAATTGTCATAGGTCTTTTAACCGATATGGCAAATTAGCGAAAATGAAATAGATAATCTGTTTATTAAAATATCATATATTAAAAATGACCGTTTCGCTATTTTATAAATAATTAGCAGGGTGAGGATGATAAATAACGTGGTAGAGGGGACAGGGAATTTCGAAAGATGGGTTAATGTAGCGGATAAAGCACTGCGACAGGAAAAGGGAGTACCAGCAGCTTGACGCAGCGCTGGTTTTTTCATCACTTAGCAACTGAACGCGAGATCGTGGCTTGCATAGCCGCGAACGGCAGGTATAATCCCACACGTTTCCGCATCCCCTTCAGTGCCGAAGTGGCGAAATCGGTAGACGCAGTTGATTCAAAATCAACCGTAGAAATACGTGCCGGTTCGAGTCCGGCCTTCGGCACCAAGACCTCTTCCAAGACCATCCGAGAAAGTCCATCAAACCCTTTAAAATCAAGGATTGCAGCGATTTTTACATCCGGCATTGTCCGAGTTCGTCCGTTGAAATCCGGGGGCACTGGGGGCATAATTAGGGGCATCTTAACTTCGATTAGAAATGTGCCCCCAAAATGAAGCTCAACGCCAGACAGGTCGAGACCGCAAAGCCTAAAGACAAAACCTACAAAATGGCCGATGGCGGTGGTTTGTATCTTGAGGTTTCGGCGAAGGGTTCTAAATACTGGCGCATGAAATACAGGCGCCCCTCTGACAAAAAAGAGGACCGTCTTGCTTTTGGTGTCTGGCCTACTGTTACGCTTGCTCAGGCTAGAACAAAGCGTGATGAAGCTAAAAAGCTGTTAGTGCAGGGCATCGACCCAAAAGCTGAGCAGAAGGAAGCTCAGGCCGAAAACGCGGGGGCATATACTTTTGCAACTATCGCCCGCGAATGGCATGACAGCAATAAGCGCTGGAGTGAAGACCATCGATCGCGCGTTCTTCGTTACCTTGAGCTGTATATCTTTCCTTATATCGGCTCGTCTGATATCCGGCAGCTTAAAACCAGCCATCTGCTAGCTCCGATCAAGAAAGTTGATGCCAGCGGTAAGCATGACGTTGCGCAGCGCCTGCAACAGCGCGTCACGGCCATCATGCGCTATGCCGTTCAGAACGATTACATCGACTCAAACCCGGCCAGTGATATGGCTGGGGCGTTATCAACAACCAAAGCGCGACATTACCCGGCATTACCTTCCAGCCGCTTCCCTGAGTTTCTTGCACGTCTTGCTGCATATCGTGGCCGTGTGATGACACGGATCGCGGTCGAACTTTCCTTACTGACTTTTGTGCGTTCTAGTGAATTACGTTTTGCGCGCTGGGATGAATTCGACTTTGATAAATCTCTTTGGCGTATACCTGCAAAAAGAGAAGAAATTAAAGGCGTGCGTTACTCATACCGTGGTATGAAGATGAAAGAGGAGCATATCGTTCCTCTCAGTCGGCAAGCGATAGGGTTGCTAGAGCAGCTCAAGCAAATCAGCGGTGACAAAGAGCTTCTATTTCCGGGGGATCACGACGCAACTAAAGTCATGAGTGAAAACACAGTAAACAGCGCATTGCGTTCTATGGGCTATGACACGAAAACCGAAGTTTGCGGCCACGGATTTAGGACGATGGCGCGTGGTGCGTTGGGAGAGTCGGGGTTATGGAGCGAAGATGCTATAGAACGGCAGTTGAGCCACTCAGAGCGCAACAATGTGCGTGCGGCATATATTCACACATCTGAGCATTTGGATGAGCGTCGACTGATGGTTCAGTGGTGGGCGGATTATTTGGATGAGAATAAAAAAAATATTTTATCACCTTTTGATTTTGCAAAAAAAATGTAAATAGTAAAGATAACCTTGCCATTTAAAATGGCAAGGTTCATGTGTTCAATAGAAAAATGTTTTTGATTTTAACCCATCCCATTCAAGTCGATATTTAAGAATGAAGGATAATTTTCCATTTGAATTTTCAATTTTGTCAATATACTGCCGAAGGTTTATTGCTGATTTACTTTTGCTACTCAGCAATGTATCGCTATAGCTATTATTGCCGACATTATCCACAGCTTTTAGAATGCAATTTAATGATTTTGAAAATTCATATTCAGTTATAGATTCTGTGTCGAGTAAATTCATTTTTTGAATCCATAGTAATGCTGTGATATGAATAATGTTTCGTTCGGCTGTAATGTTTTTGGAGGATTGAGCCCACGTTAACGCTGTATTAAGCTCTCTGATTCTATTGTTGATTTCGACTATTAGATTACTCCCGTGATATATGTTGTAGTATGCCTTGGCTTTTTGAACGTAAAAGTCAGGCTCTTGACCTTCAATATCTTGAAGGCGGTTGTATATATCGATAATTAAATCAGCTGCACCCTTGTGTCCCTCTGTAAATATATGGTTTAAATTATCAAACTTTCTTATTGAAGTGGCTAAGATCTTATCGCGTGGATATGTGTTTTTTAAGAACTTGATAAGTACATCTACACACCAGTCTTTACCTTTACTTCGATAAAACTCTCTTAATAGTGCTACAACCCAGCTTGAGGCGTAAGATGTTATCTTAAAGCTTGTATGGTCGTATTTTTCTTCATTCTTTATTCTTTCTATTTCAAGATAGGGGTGGTGATTTTCTGAAATTTCTTTTGTTTTATTGAGGTTAAGACCTCCCGTTATTATTTCTTGTCCAGTTATGCTGTATTTTGTAGCGATTACACATAAGGTTATATATAACTCTTCGCTTACATTTATTTTTCTTAGGTAATTATTTTCACCAAGGACTTGATATGCGTTAAATATTTTATCAAGAAGGTATTTTCCATTTGTGAATGTTGGTAGGCGAACTTTTATTGCACCTTCATTTATTTTTGAAATCTCTAAGTCTAATAACTTATTTGATAAAGTATAGACAATGGTCGAATCATCAGCTTCTAAAAAATATTCCTCATCGCTATTATTGAGATCGGAACATAATAAAATTGATGTTTTCTTATTTTTGAATGATTTTTTTTGCGTCTTTATTTTTTTTAATAATTCAACGTCAAGGACATTGGAATCGAAAAAAATTATAGAATTGTCTTGGCCAATAAGTTTATTCAATGAATGGCTGTTTAATTTATTGTTCGAGTTTACGACGAAAACTCTTCTATCTTTAATATTGCTTAGAACTTTATAGCAAAGTAAAGTGCGCCCAGACACCCTAGTGCCTTTGATTATTACAACATCCTTTTCTCGTAGTGAATTTGTAATTTCATCCTCTTTGACTCTTTTTCCATAAAAATATGGGATAATTTGACTGCTATAACGCTCTCCATTATTGATATGAGATATCCCTGTCAGGAAATAATTTTTGTTTTCTTCTGGTGAATCTGACAAGGTTTTAATGGAATGACTAAACTCTTCAAGTTCAGGAGAGTTTTTAGCCGATTTTTGATAGGCTTCATTAATTAGAGCGTATATTTGTTCATATTTCCCTTCGTCAAACAAAATAATATTATTGATTCCCATGTTGATGAAATCTTGTTCATCAATTTCATCTGGTTTTTCATTTAGAAACATTATGTTTTGAGTTTGCTTTCTTTCTGATTGTGAGTGTTGAGCTATAACAAATGCTAAATCAATCTCATCCGTCAGACTACATCCAATGTAGATTATGTTTTTTTCTTTAAAATCTAATTGCAGTAACTCTAGCATCCTTCGATTCGATTCTAATGATGTTAGATAGTCTGACCTTTTAAAAACAAGCCTACTAATCTCGTGTCTCATTTCATATTGAATATCACCATGAATTTTGTATAAAGTGGGGTGGTTTTTAGATTCAAAAGATAAATGAACGTCGTAGGGGAGTGCCACTTTATATTCTGAGCTATTCTCTATTGCGTCATCCGCGTTCAGTGTATAAATATAAGGCCATTTAATATCTCGTATAAATCCTTTTTTTTGATTATCCAGCTCTACTCCATCAAAGCTATCAATGAGATATTTCTTTCTTCTTTCTTTGCTAACCCATTCATCATTGAAAAAAAGATCGCTAATTTCGCTAAATTTTTTTAGTTTTAATTTTTCTTTTTGTGCTGCTGTAAGTTTCTTTTCTTCAGCAATCATTTCGATCATTTTATCTGAAAATTGCGTGCCTGAGGGAACTCTTTTTCTTGCTTTAGTTTGACAGCCAACAGTGAATCCAGAGCCAATTATCGGAATTAAATTATTATTTGAAAAGCAATTTGATAGTAAATCAATTATCTCAGTTGAATTGTGTTGATAATAAGATATTTTACGCATTTAATCCCTCTTAAGTTTTTTATAAGCGATTGGTAGTATGTGAGTTATATATCTTTATCAGAATAGTCTGATTCGATCAATGGTTAAGGAAGATAATGTAAATATTTGGTCTACCATACTTATTTTTTAATTCGCAGTATTCAATGCGCGTAATGATCTGTCCACCACACCTACCCGCCTTGTAGGGCGGTTTTCATGTAGGTACATGGGAAGCGCATGCTGCTACAGGATCAAATGAGCACGCAGGACGGGAGGGAACCGCTTCAAAAGCAACTCCTTCCACGCTGAAAATGATAAATTTTCGCTATATCCGAGTTTTTTCTTACCCCGCCTGACCGCCTAGAAGGCCGCCATATCCTCGCACAGCACCGTACCTGTTATATCCGTATTCCCTTGAATCCGTATGGCGCAGCGACGCGCTCCGCCCGAGAAATTAAATACGCACATTACCGCTGGCGCGCAGTGCTTTCCCCGCCTCGCCTGCCCGCTTTGCAGGGCGGTTTAAATGCAGGTGCACGATCCGGCTCAGGCCGCGCCAGTGATGGTGCGGGCGTGGTTCAGGCTGGCCGGGAAATAAATGCAGTTAAATGCACCTGATGCATGCAGGGTAATTTTCGGAAAAATATCGGGATTTTTTGGCGTTTTTTCGGGGGCGGAGAGAGCAGCCGGTAGCGAGTACCGGCGCACATAAATCGGGAGATTTTCGGGGAGGTTATTGCTGTTGAATATCTGCCTGCAAGACCTCATTTTCCGGCATCGCCGGTTTACGTATCACGCCGTCGAGTGTCTCGGTGGTGCGGAACGTGGCCGAGCATTCAATACTGGTGCACTGGTGATAGCGCTGTTTGAGATTTTCCGTCAGGTAGCGGCTGGTACGCGTGTGCGCAGGCTGTTTGCAGAACGGGCAGTGAAACATGGCTCAGCCCTCCGCCTGTTTTCTCTTGTCGGCCAGTTGCGTGGCAAGCTGCGAACGCTTCAGCGGGCTTTTATACAGCGCCATATCCACGCCGGTCAGCGGCGGGCGGTGCATGCCGAGCTGTGAGAACACCGGCTCATTGTCCATGTCAAAGTTATAAAATTGTGCCTGCACCGCAACATGCATATGCAGCTCCTCAGCCAGAATATCCGCCGGGCGGTTCGCACCGTTCAGCTCCAGCGCACGCAGGCGCAGGCAGAACGCCCGCACCAGTGCCGGGCTGATGTCCCGCATGGCCTCTGCCCACTCCGCCTGTGCGCAGACGCTAAACGCCCGTGCATGCTCAGTGACATACGTTTTACCTGTCGTGCAGGCTTCCAGCATGGCGCGGGATTTGTCCGTCTCCAGTTCAGCAATCAGGCCGGTGAACTCCTCCGCCAGCTCACGACCGGCGATGTGTCTGCTGTGTCCGGCTTTGAGCTCCGGCGTCATGGCACCGCCGAGACTGCGGAAACGCTCGCGCCAGCTCTTCTCTGCTGCGGCGCTTTCCTCAAGCGCGTTCTTCCGTTCCTTTTCGCTGCGGTTGATGGCTGCGCCGATGTCGTTCAGTTTTATCATGCTGCCGGTATGGGCGGCTTTTGCCTCTGTAAAGGCCTTCAGGGCACGGTTGACGGCGGCGGCGTTATCCTCTGCGGCTTTTTTATGCACAGTATTAACAGCACCATCGATAACGGCGCGGGAGGCACCGGTCTGCGTGCTGCCGATGGTTTTCATGATGGAGGTCATAAGTTCAGTTTTCATGGCGGGGCTCTCTGTGTTGTCAATGTAAGAGCATTCTGCCGCGCCCTGCACAACGAGACGACCGGTTGCAGTTGTGGCCGTAATGGCACAGAAAGCCGCTGAAAAAACCGGCTCGCCAGAAAGAGGTCCCAGGAAAAGCCCTCTTTCTGTTTGTTTTTCTCTATTTAACTCTTCACACTGTTCACTGATAAATAAAATAATAAGTAATACAGTAAGTTAAAGAGTGAACAGTTGAGGAATTAAGTGTTCACCGACTGTTCACTACTGTTCACCGGCTTTTTGTTTCTTCCGGTACAGCAGTATTTTTTTCTGATGTTTTTTCCTGTTAATACCCGCTTAATTAATCGGATAAAAAGGTTTGCAATTTTAGTTGCTGGTTATATTGGCCAACATTGACATTTATTGGCAAACAGAGGCAAACCCGAAAAACAAGCTGCTTATTAAACAGACAACCGTGCAGGAAACAGCCTGAAGCGCCCTTGTTGTAATACGTAAAAATATTCACAAAATAGAGCGCTACCCGAAGCCGGAAAGACACAACCGGCACTGTATGGACATTATGAGGTAGCCCGATGCACACCGCTTTTTCTTCCCCGTCTTCTGCCCCTGCCGCGCCATTAATGCCGGTTTCTGATGTTATTCAGGAGCGCTTTTTACGCCTGCCGGAAGTGATGCATTTATGCGGTCTGTCCCGCTCGACCATTTACGACCTCATCAGCCGCAACGCGTTTCCGCAACAGGTTTCCCTCGGCGGGAAAAATGTCGCCTGGCTGCACAGCGAAATCACCGCCTGGATGACTGCGCGAATCTCCGACCGTAACCGGGGCTGTGACGCATGATGATGCCCGGTCTGCAAAAACAGCCTTTCCCTGGCTTGCTTCTTTTGTCAGTTTCCAGGTATAGTTTTCCCGCTGTCGCAAAATCGGCAGCCGGAATTGGCGTTCCGCGTAACTTATTGGCGACACAACACGCGCCAGGCGTGTTTTTTTATGTCGTGGCTCAGACACACCCATTTCCCGGGCTGTGGTGTTTATGCGTACACCATAGTTTCGTTCAGGTAATGGCAGTCCGGGCGGGGCAGCCTTCGGGCTGGCCGGTTTCCAATAAGGCCGGTTACGCCAACCCCGTTCGGGCTGCCACCAGTGAAATTGGCGTTTCCGGTGGTAGCAATAACCGCTACTTATTGGAGGCTGCCATCATGGCTACTATCCTCACCCCGTCACACCCGCAGTTCGTCTTTGTTTTTGCCGCCATCCGTCGTGCAGACCGGACACCCCGTATCCGTATGCTCCGCACCGTGGCCGGTGACGAACACGCCGCACGCCGTTCCCTCGTTCGCGATTACGTTCTCTCCTTTGCCGCCCGTCTGCCGGTTGCGGAGGTACTCGCGTGAAAGAACTGACCCTGACCATCACCCACGCTGACCTCCGGCACCTTGAACACCTGCGTAATGTCGGCCAGTTCGTCGGGAATATGCTGATATCGCAGGATGTGTCCGGTGCCTGCCAGTTACCGGAACAGCATTTACAGCTCGCCTCCGTCATTCACCTGATGACCGCCCGGCTTGATGATGTGGTCGAACGCTGCAACCGGCGCTGGCTCACTGAGGAAGTACGCGCATGAAACAGCCATTACCGCCCGTATTACGCGCCGCGCTGTATCGCCGCGCGGTCGCCTGTGCCTGGCTGACCCTGTGCACACATCAGCACCGTTATCCGCATCTCACCCTCGATGCGCTGGAATCCGCCATCGCTGCCGAGCTGGAAGGGTTTTATCTGCGCCAGCACGGCGAGGAAAAAGGCCGTCAGATTGCCTGTGCGCTTCTTGAAGATTTGATGGAAGCCGGGCCGCTTAAGGCCGCCCCGTCACTGTCCTTTCTGGGGCTCGCTGTGATGGATGAGCTTTGCGCCCGCCATATCAAAAAGCCTGTGCTGCACTGAGGGAGAAAAAACCAATGAAAATGAACGTAACGGAAACCGTAAAGCAGGCGTGCGGCCACTGGCCGCGCATTCTCCCGGCGCTGGGGGTGAAGGTCATTAAAAACCGGCATCAGCCCTGCCCGGTGTGCGGCGGCGCTGACCGCTTCCGCTTTGACGATAAAGAGGGGCGCGGCACATGGTTTTGCAACCAGTGCGGCGCGGGTGACGGCCTGAGCCTGGTTGAAAGGGCGCTGGGCGTGACGGTCAGCGAAGCCGCCGACCGCGTGAACGCCGTGACCGGCAGCCTGCCGCCGGTTGCCCCGGAGGTGATTGCTGCTGATACGGCAGAAACCGAAGCCGGGCGCAGGGAGGCCGCCGCGCTGGCGGCCAGTCTGCTGGCGAAAAGCCGCCCGGCCACCGGTAACGCCTATCTGACCCGCAAGGGGCTGGCTGGCCGCAAATGCCTGACGCTGACAACCACGCACAAAACCGGTGGCGTGACCTACCGCGCCGGGGATGTGGTTGTCCCGCTGTATGACGACACCGGCGTACTGGTTAACGTCCAGCTCATTAACGCTGACGGCGACAAGCGCACCCTGAAAGGCGGCCAGGTGAAAGGGGCATGCCACACCATCGAAGGGCAGAAACAGGCGGGAAAACGTCTGTGGATAGCAGAAGGTTACGCCACGGCGCTGACCGTGCATCACCTGACCGGCGAAACCGTGATGGTCGCGCTGTCGTCCGTGAACCTTCTTTCTCTGGCGAGCCTTGCCCGACGCCAGCATCCGGGCTGTCAGATTGTGCTCGCTGCCGACCTTGACCTGAATGGCGACGGCCAGACAAAAGCCACTGTGGCCGCAGACGCCTGCGCCGGGGTGGTTGCCCTGCCGCCGGTGTTCGGTGACTGGAATGATGCGTTTATGCAGCAGGGTGAAGAGGCGACGCGACGCGCGATTTACGATGCCATTAAGCCACCGGTCGCGAGCCCGTTCGACACCATGAGCGAGGCGGAATTTACCGCCATGAGCACCAGTGAGAAAGCGATGCGCGTGCATGAGCACTACGGCGAGGCGCTGGCCGTGGATGCAAACGGGCAGCTTCTCTCCCGTTATGAAGCCGGAGCGTGGAAAGTGATTGCCCCGGCTGACTTCTCCCGCGATGTGGCAGCACTCTTCCAGCGCCTGCGCGCGCCGTTCTCGTCAGGCAAAATTGCTTCTGTGGTGGAGACCCTGAAACTGATTGTGCCGCAACAGGGCGCTCCGGCACGGCGGCTGATTGGCTTTCGTAACGGCGTGCTCGATACTGCGAGCGGCACGTTCAGCCCGCACAGCAAGGCGCACTGGCTGCGCACCCTGTGTGAGGTGGATTTCACCCCACCGGTGGCGGGCGAAACGCTGGAAACCCGTGCCCCGCATTTCTGGCGCTGGCTCGACCGTGCTGCCGGTGGCCGTGCTGACAAACGCGACGTGATACTCGCCGCGCTGTTTATGGTGCTGGCGAACCGCTACGACTGGCAGCTCTTTCTCGAAGTCACCGGGCCGGGCGGCAGCGGGAAAAGTATTCTGGCTGAAATTGCGACCATGCTCGCAGGCGAGGACAACGCCACCTCCGCGACCATTGAAACGCTGGAATCACCCCGCGAGCGCGCCGCCCTGATTGGCTTCTCGCTGATTCGCCTGCCTGACCAGGAGAAATGGAGCGGTGACGGCGCGGGACTCAAGGCCATCACCGGCGGCGATGCGGTATCGGTTGACCCGAAATACCGCGACGCCTACTCAACGCATATTCCGGCGGTGATTCTGGCCGTGAACAATAACCCGATGCGCTTCACCGACCGCAGCGGCGGCGTATCGCGCCGCCGGGTTATCCTGCACTTCCCGGAGCAAATTGCCCCGGAGGAGCGCGACCCGCACCTGAAGGACAAAATCGCCCGCGAGCTGGCCGTCATTGTGCGCCAGCTTATGCAGCGTTTCAGCGACCCGATGACCGCCCGTGCACTGCTCCAGTCACAGCAGAACTCCGGCGAGGCACTGAGCATCAAGCGTGATGCTGACCCGGCCTTTGATTTTTGTGGCTATCTGGAAGCTCTGCCTGACGCCGACGGGATGTATATGGGTAATGCCAACATTATTCCACACCAGCCGCGACTCTACCTGTATCATGCCTATCTGGTGTACATGGAGGCACACGGCTACAAGAACACCCTGAGCCTGACGATGTTCGGCAAGGGACTGCCGACCATGCTGAAAGAGTACGGCCTGAACTATGACAAGCGGCGAACAAATCAGGGGATGCAGACTAACCTGACGCTGAAAGAGGAAAGTAACGGCGACTGGCTGCCGAAGTGCGACGAACCTGCAACGAAATAACCAACACAGACCGGCATTGCCGGTCTACTCGGAGACGCATTTATTTATACC